ACAGATGCGGGTAATGGTGCTAATACTGCAGTTCTTGTTATAGCCTTTAGATCATCTGTACGCTTTTGTGTTTCTTCATAACCCTGTCTTTTAGGATTAGATAAACCATAGCGTTGTTTAACAGTTCTATCTTGTGCTTGATTTAAGAAGAGATCAATCTCAGAAGTTAACAGATTCGGTAACTGAAGAGAATCCATCTTATCTAATCTGGCTTTAACTTCTGTATGGAATTCTGTTATGGTCATCTTTATTTAGTCTTTCTTAATCCTTTTACTTTATTCTCTAAAGCTAGTTTAATTTGTTGGTTTTTGATATCCATCAAATATGATACAGCATCATCTGTAGAGTGTCCTATCATATCTTCGTTGTTGTAGTAGTAGGCTCCTTTTTTAGTGATTACTCGTTTCTCAACAAGTTCTTCTAATAATGCCTTAGCTTTCATCAACTTAGGATTTTGTAGAATCTGTACAAAGTACTGTGGATTCTTTTTAACCTCTTTGTAAAGTTCCGCTTTAACCATGGTCTCAGACATATCATCTATACCTTTCTTACCATATAGTCTTAACATAGAACGTTTATCTTCAATGGCTAAAGTTGTAAACTCATCAAGAGCTTGTAACTCATAGTCCATTGTCTTAGCTTCTAATTTAGCTTTTTCTTCAGGATCATCTATATAAAATAGAGCCATTGGATTTGCTGCTAAATGAAGTTCAGAATTAGCAATTTTTGAGTGAGCACGGATAACGCACTCTTTAATCTCATCCATGTAACCACTTAATGCAAATTGAGTAGCTTTGTCATTGTTAACTCGGATCTCCAAGCTACCCCAAAACTCACCATTCTTTTTGCCTAATGTGCCTGCTTTCAGGTTTAATACATCTTCATAATGCTTTTCTTGTTCCCTAGTTAGTCCTGTTTTATATAAACCATTTGCATCTAATTCTGCACCACAAAATACTGTTTGTGTTTTAGAATATGAAGATACTCCACTAAACTTAGGTTTTACTACTGGTTTTAATACCAGAAATTTTACATCTGTTGCTTGTTCCATTTTTTCCTTTTTTATTACCCTTTAACTATTTTAAAAATAAAGGTTGTTTGAGGCACAACCTTTAAAAGCCTATATTTTATTATGATAAATTTGCTACGTCTAAGATCAATTGAGCTGCATCTGTAGGATCTTTTAACATGATACCACATTCAGTCATTGCTTCAAATACATATCCATCTACTGAACTTGCAGAAGAACCATTCTTCTTAGGTCCGTAAGGTCCGTACATTCCTTCAATGTAAGTAGTAACCATTTCACGATCCTTAGAATATACCTTCTGAATATTAGGCTCACCTTTAGAGTAAGACTTAAAGTTCAAGAAAGTAGCTTTGTAAGACTCAGCTGGTTTACCAGTTTGAGGATTTAACAAACGGTTACGAACTACGTCGTTATATGGCTTGTATTCTTTTAAAGTAATCTTATCACCATTTAAACCTACATAAGTCATAAACTGACCTTGTAAAGTTAAATCTTGACCTGAACCTGCTACGAATTTGCTGTCTACTAAAGTAAAGTTAGAAGCAGAACGTTTCATAGCTTGATCAAACAAGTTCATGAATTGACGACCACAAAGAGCCACATATTCACGAGGTCCATCTTCAGTACCATTGTAAGATAAATCATCCATAAAGTTACGGATAGTCTGTTCTGTTAAAGTAGTATAAAGACGTTTGTTAGATGGAGCGATTTGAGATTCTAAACCTGCACCTTGATAAATTGGATTGCCAGAAGCACCCTTCATATCAGTAGTACCATTAGACTTAATGTTAGATTTACCAAACATTAAACTGATTTCGATCTCATCCATGAATTGTTTCCAGAATTCCCACTCAGCGTATTTTACCCAAGTTTGAGTAGTTTCGCCTGATTCAGGATTCTGCATTTTTACAACCATAACGCGGCTATGAGCAGCACCAGTTACAGAATACTTCTTACGTAGAGTTGACATATAGTTCTCTAATTGAAGAGGCATTGCGTAATGAGTGTCACCGCTAGTACGTGAGTGATCATGTTCTACAGTGTTGTATTCTTTTGACACTTCTTTACCAATAGCTAAATAAGCTGCAGGGATATAAGAAGTTTGATCATTAGTTACTAACTGTAAAGTTAAGATATAATCATTACCATCAAAATAAGGCTCAGATACAATACGAGCTAGGTAATCAGGGCTATCAAATAAGATGTTGTCACCTTCAGCAAACCATTTCTCACCAACACCGATTTTAAAGGTGGTAGCATACTGACCTGCATTAGTTGATCCATCAAATACACCACGTGTAATAGAGATAGCTTTACGGCTATCACCGATTACATGCCAACGGTATTGGATACCATCAATTTCTTTTGATTTCCCCATACCACCTGTTAAGAATGATAAGGCGTTCTTATAACCAGTTTGACGGTTATAGATACGAGTGATTACTTGACTAGCAATAGCAGGTTCAGTTAAGAAGAAAGTTGACAAGTGTGTATCTTGAGTCAACCCTGCATGCCAGTTCATGTTTGTTATTTGCAACGGACTTATTTGCATGATTAATTTTTGTTTTTATGTTATTATTAAATGTTGTTTACTATTGACTTAAATGCACTAAAGTTATTTTTGGAACGTTCTCCTGAGAAATTCTCAGTACCACCACCAGAAATTTTACTACGAGTATCTGTAATATTTTTTAGTTTTTTACTTAGTTCACTTGTAACTTTAGTCTTTACTTGTTTTTCAAGCTTAGAGATATCCCAGTTATTCATGGCTAAATAAGCATATAATACTTGAGCATCAGTATTGGTTTCATTGTGTACTTGAAGTGGTGTTTTACCAGTCTTCTTGTCTACTTTAGTCATAAAGTTCCACAAGTCATCTTTTACTTTTGGTGTTAGTTTAAAGCCTTGAACTTCTTCTTTCTTGTAGATGTTCTCTTTAAAATCATCCCATTGCTTTTTAGCTTCTGCAGCTTGTCTTGCTTGGTATTCTTTTTGGGCTTCTAACATGGTCTTTTTATCTTCATCTTCACCAGCTATTAATTTCTTGTGAAGCTTTTCTGATAGGGCCTCTAGTTTACCTAGATCTTTAAGATCACTAACTTGAGAGTTAATATCTTCTTCATCCCAACCACTCTCTTTATATGCAGCACGTACAATTAGTTCTTGGTTTTCTTCTGACTTAGTGTCAATATCTCTCCAAGAGCGTTGTTCATAATATAACTTATGGAAATCACGTGGATTACCTCCGTTATCTACAAAGTCAATAAAATGTTGAACTTCTTCAGGATGAGAGGTTTTATACTCTTCAATCCCCTTTTTTATTGTTGTAGAGATAACCTCTTTAAGGTCATCTTCAGTTTCTACTTTTTTACCTTCTTCAATAGATTCTACTAATCCTTGATCAGTAGCCCATGAATAAAAAGCAGATATTCCATTTTCTTCTGCAGGCTCACCTGCTTCTGTGTTAGGAGCATCTAGTTCAGGTTCTTCTACTTCTTTAGTAGGTTCTTCTGTTTTCTTAGCCTCTGTCTTTTTAGGTGCTTCTACTTTCTTAGTATCTTCTACTATTTCAGTAGTATCTTTAGTATGATCATCAGCATTAGGAACTTTCGCTATAATGGCTGATTCAACAAACTCATCTTTAAACTGCATCTCCAAATCATCCCCAAATGGGCTTTCAGATGGATTCATGTTCAATAGATTAAAATCCTTTTCTGGAGAATTAATGTTCTCTTCTTTTTTACTCATTTTACCCTTATTTATTTGTTTCCTTGATGTAATATAATAGAAATTGTTATACTTTGCAAGTACTTTACAGGTATATACTGAAAATACTTATGTATAGCTTATATAGCAATTATATTTTTACACTATTTTAGATTTTTTAATTTGTACAGTGTTTGATAGGTTAATGTGGATATTTCATCTATCTGGTTCTGTAACCATGTTTCCTTAAACATAGTGTATGCAGATCCACCATCAACTAACTTAGCAAGCTCTTCTAGTACCTTAATAGGATCGACATCTGTGGCTTCCTTAACAGTGATGTTAATTATCCCATACTTACCTTGATAAGATTCAATTAAAGAATCTAACATACCTAAAAGACCATCATAAAAATCATGTAATGCAATATGACCTGCATATGAGCCCACTCCAGTTATACGTAAATGTTTGATATGAATTTGATTTCGTATCTGAAATAGTTTACCAAAAAAGTCTTGTGGACTTAGTTTAGTTAATTTAAGTGGTTCCATTATTTTTTAGGTTTTTGTTTTGATTTAGCAATAGCTGCTTTAGCTTTCATTTCTTCAATCTTCATTTTCTTATCCATCATCTCCTTATCAAGCTTAGCCTTCTTATCAGCCAACTGAATTTGATTCTTGTTTTGGATCTCAATAGCTTTTAGTTTTTTATTCTCAATCTCTCTCTTAAGTTCAATCTCTTTATCCTTTCTAGCCATCTCTTTATTGTGTTTTTCCTTATCATGACTTAACTTTAAATTTTCCATAAAAGCTTTAGCTCCAGCATTACGCTCTTCTAAAGATAGTTTTGCTAATTCAATAGGATCAGGAATACCATCAGCATCTTGGTCTAAGTTCTCTTGTCTAGAATATACATTGATCTCAGCTACCTGAATCTTAGTTTCATTATTACTGTCTGCAATATATTGTTGTAGATCACGATTAGCTTGAGCATCCACCAATTGTTCTTGGTGCATTTGTTCTTGCATATCAAGGCTTCTTTGTTCATTCTCTTGTTGTGCTTGGAATTGTGCATCTTCACGTTTAGCAAAGTCTTCCTCAGCTCTACGTAATGTATTAACAATATCTCTAGGTGAATCATGTAACATAGTCTCAACAATAGTAGAAAGATTTATTTTCTCTTGTTGTAGAGCTACCTGTACTAATTGATCTAGTTTATTTTTAAGTTCGTTGTCTTTATTAGCAAATGATACAAACACACTGAATTCTGAATTCTCAAACTCATTCTCTTCAAGTTGTAACATCTGTAACCCTAAGTCATCTAAAACATACTGCGCGGTAAGACCATCACGGTAAGCTATCTTAGCTACTTCAATAATAGCAGTATAAGCTCTACGTTTAACTTCTTGATGTGCTTCAAATAAATATTCAGTAATTAAACTTGACTGTATTACAGCACGTTCAACATTACCTACAAGTTCATTCTGATTAACAGCACCTAGACGTTGAGGTGTTACACCAGATACAAAGTATACCTGTTGTTTAATATATTCTAATGTGTTGATGTATTGTTGAATACTTTGAGCTAAAGATAAGTCAATAGCCTGGAATTGATTGAACTTAGATATCTGTCCTACTTGAGATCCTTTTTTACCTTCCTCAAAAGAGTTGATAAATCCAATACCCATTTCCTTTAAGTAGTACATCCACTTCTCAATGTCTATACCATGTCCTTCAGGGATTTGGGCTAAGTCCATTAAGAATACTTTACCTGCATCTTTAGAGAATGCAAGGTCTAGACGGTAAGCTTCAATATCATATAAATACTGATAACTCTTCAAACGATCTATTAAAGATACTGATTGAGAGTTAGTTGCTTCATAAATAAAACCTGTATATCCTAATTGACAATGATATGGATTATCCATACGACGTCTTTGGTTAGGTTTAGCTTTGATACCCACATAGATATCAACACCGATCTTAACACCTTCCCAAGCTTCATTGATCCAAAACCATTCTACCTTAGCATCAGGGTAAAGATCTTTAAACTTTCTTGTATCAAAATCCTCATCAACATCTTCTGCTTGTGGTACACCCATCTCATCTGTATAAGTAAGGGTACCAATCTTCTTCATAGATATCCACTCTACACGTGATACACGTATAGAATAGTTGTTTGAATTATTTCCATTATAAGCATTTGTTGGGGTCACTCCTGCAAACACTCTTGATCCATTTGTATTATCAGTAACGTATTGAGGCTCAAAACCACCTGCGGTATTGAATGTACCAAACACACCTCTTGAGTAGGTATTGATCTTCTCAAGGTCTGCAGATGTTAACTCATCACCATATTCATCTAGAATAGACGACACTGTTAGCATACGCTCTTCAACTACAGCAATAGCATCATCTACAAAGGTATGATCATCATCCAGGATAACTGTTAAGTTAACCGGGTTAACTCTTCGCATAGCAGGTTGACCATTTAAGATACCTACCCAATAGATCTCTTCACCTGCAATCAATGCATCTTTCCAACCTTGATTAAATAATAAACGTGTATTAAGACGCTTCTTGAGAACCTTAAGCATTTGATTAGCTTTAGACTCAATCATATCTGATGGAGTATAACGCTCAAACTTAAGTATTTCTTCTGGTGTAGGAGGTGGGTTATTTGGATCTATGGTAGATGGATCTATGGCTCCCATTAATTCTTGTTCAAGGGAACTTAATATCTTATCACGTAAAGCTTGTGTTTTTCTTGAAATATCTTCAGGTGCTTCAGAGATCACAATATGATTATCTGGACGTTTAGCCTCTTCACCAATTAATAATCTGATTGGTTCTGATATGATATCATAGTGTTGGAATCTAGAAGGAAATGAACTGTTATCAATACCTAATGGATTACAGATAGATTGAACATCTTTAGCTGTTACCTTACCGTTGTATAGATCATAGTTTACTAACTTACGGAACCTATCAGTTCTCATAGTAGTACCATTTGTATAACGGTAGTTAGAATAATAATTCAGACAAGTTTTACCCCACTCTTTAGTCTTTTGGTGCTTGGATATTTTTTGTGGTGGTAATGCGCTGAAACCAGGAGCATCATAATTTAAATCATCTGCCATTATCTTTTTTGGTATATTGAGTTATTACGTATTTTATTTTGTTGGTAGATCTTATCTAGCCATGTACCTGTAGTACTTGTATGTGTCATTAATTCTTCAACATGTATTCTATGCAATTCTTTTGTTTGCAGAATACATAACATAAATGCAATCACCCTATCATAGTTACCTTCTTTATCATATGCCACTAACTCTTTAAGTAGCGGTATAGATTTAATAGTATGTAGATTCAACATCTTCTTACCGTCAACTTCACACTCATCATACAACCATTGTTTAAGATATAACTCACATTGATCCTTAATACCTGTTGAGTTACTACCAGCTCCCCTGTTCATATGGATACCATAACCACGTTGTACACGTGAGTCTTTTACCATATCTTTAAGGATCTGTGGTTGCTCATACAAATAGTGTAAACTATTCTTCTGTTCAAAGTATCCTTTAAGACCTTTCAAGTTATTCTCATATAGACATTTAGAATTATAATAAATACATAAACGTCTGCAGTTCTCATAAAAGTCATCAGCTCTTTCAGGTCTTCCAGTATATTCAGCTACAACAATATCATGCGTTTTATTAGCTTGATAAAATCTCTTATACACAAAGAAAGATCCTAATGATGTAGAACTATCTGCTTTATCCTGATCGTATGGGTCACATCCAGATACGTATAAATGTGCCGGGACTCCATCCCCTACTTTTTCAGGGTGTTCCCATATAACTATACAACCATCTTTCTTATGTTCTGCCTTAACAGGAAAATCAACTATCTGCTCTAAAGTTTCATCTATTCTCCATTCTAGTTTATTGTCTTCACCATAAACTAACTTACCACGTTGTGCCTGTCCTCTTAAAGAGGGCGTGGTTTCTACTTTACCTAACCATTCTAACATTTCAGGAGATGCAAATAATGCACCCTTGTTGCGTAAGAAAGCTTCCCTGTAATTCAGAGGAAACTGTGTTATAGTATTATGTAATGCTTTATGATCATTACCTCCTTTAGCTAATTCACGTAACCACATGATATCATCAAAGGCAGCTTCTTGATTAGAGTTACCATCCTCATCAACCATAGGTTGTTTATACCATTTGGAATTAGGGTTCTGACAAGTTCCCCAACGACCTCTAACAGCCGTTGAAAAATAACCTATCTTAATCTGTGGATTCTCAGGATCATCAAATTCTAAACAGTTATACTTACGAGGATTAGTAAACATCTCAAAGAAATATTGACATCCAGCTTCCATATCTCCAGATGATCCAAATATGATCGCAGATCCTGTCCAAGATGAACCATCTTTAATAAGTGGCTCTGAATAACCATAAGTATTTATGATGTTAGGAAATACACCTGCTTCATCTAATATAAACCATGATGCTGACTTACCAACCGCTGCAGTAGCTTTGTCTTTAAAGGTAATCATCTCTACAGATGATCTGTATCCTTTCCAAACTTTAACACCATCAACAGTGGCTTGATATCTTGCCATTACATAATGCGCTAGATCTGGTGCTCTATTCTTTCTAAACTCTGTATAAGAATTTACGTGATTAGAATAGTTCAAACCAAATGCCATAGTTTGTTCCGCATATGTACCTAAGAAAGCTCCAATAATAGATCTACTATCTGGATAAAAATAAAATTCATGGAAACAAATTGCTGCTGCACGATATGACCAACCTTGACGACGTCCTTTAACACCTTCAAGATTCTTACCATTCATACGGCAATAATCTACCATCCAAAAGTAATCATAATCCAAGTCTACAAATCTTGGAAAATCCATAGCTTTAGATATACGTCCTCGTGAGTCTGTGTATTGTCTCTCAATTGGACAAAAATTTAGATAGAAAAAATGTATACCAGTGATCTTAATCCCAGCGGAATTAGTCATACCGTTAATACACTTATCTTTAACATCTTTCCAGAACTCTTTATACTGAATAGTATTAGCTGGAATATTTGTATAGCATTGGTTAGCCCTAAAGAAGTCAGCTAGATATGTGAATTCTTTAGTGTTAGTAAATAGTTCCACTTCAGGAACATATGGATTACCTATAGATGCCATTACTCTCTATCTTCAAATTGACCTACAGTAGCGTTACCACGTACACGTGTACCATTAGCAATTTCTTTTTTACAAACTTCAGATGCCTGGTTAACAGATTCCATTAACTTGGGCAATCTTTCAATGAACTTACCAACCTTATCTATATCAACTGTTTCGTAATCTACTGCTTTAAAATAACCTTCCATCTTAGCGATAGCGATCTGTACAGATTCTAACATACGCATAGATGGTGTAGTGTTAAGAGTAGTGTAACCTTCAATAGCTACTTCTATCTCTTTATCTATTTTAAAGTTCTTATCTCCTAATATATATTCCTTTATCTGAGAAGATCTTTCTTCAGGAGGGTATATAAAGAAGGGGCTATTAAAATCACAATAATAAAATACATAGGCTATGTCGTTATATGCTTTCTCTTTATTCTTTGACTTATCTCTTGTCCATAAGGTTTTAAAAAAAGTTAACCCTAAAGCTTCCGCAGATATGGATACCCTATCATTATGTAGTTCTAATATTTTCATACTTCCTTGTTAGCTTAGTTCCCTATCTGTTACCCCTTTAAAAAATCTTTAGCCTCACCCTCAGAGAATATCTGAATAGTAGGCTCTAGCTTTTTAATACGGTCATCCATCTTTTCCATGTAATGAGCACAACCGCCCATACCCTCTTTAATCTCTTCAATTAAAGCAAGGATATTTTGTTGTCTTGCCCACAACTCTAACAGAGCTGATTGAACATGGATTCTACCTTCTGTAGAGTTACGTTCTATGAACTCTGATGCTTTATTATTTCCCATCTTTAAATTTATGAAATTCTTTGTTTAAGTAACCATTCAAATAAGTATAAGCTTCTTCATTATGCTTATTTAGTTTTAATCCTCTATGTGTCAATATACTAATAACAGCATGTAAGATCTCATGTGATATAACATCTATTTCTTCATACTTCTTAGCTTTCTTTATAAACACATATGTATGTGTTCTACCCTGCTTATCAATATCCTCAGTCATAAAGGTATAGCCGAACCATTTACCTGCTTTAAGAGTTTTAACATCATCTGCATGTAAACCTTCTTTTTCTGCATACTCTCCTATAGCATCAAAGCTATTAGAATATACAAATATAACATTGGCTGAATATACAGGCAACTCAAATTCTTTTGTTTTTATTATCTTTTGCATACTTAGCCTTTCCTGCGTAACCTTTTATTTCATAATGTCCTATTCGTCGTTTTATCTCATCTATAGGGTGGTCTGCTTGTAAGTATTCATTACCATATATAATGGTTGTGTACTTCTTAACAGGTTTCCCCTTCTTGTCTAAGTATGTCTGATAAGTAATATTAGTAGATTCAAAAGCTCTTGTGATCCTAGCATTCTTGGACAAAACCTTTATCTTACCATTAGGTAAGGTTACAAGTATGTCTGTTACTATTGTGAGCTCTACTACCATTTATTCTCAGGGCATTTAGATTTCATTGATCTAATCTTAGCTACCAATGGGCAACCACAACTTGAACATTTATTATTCTTATTGAATGGGCACTCTGCACAGATCTTAGCTCTACGAAGAGCTTCAACTTCTACAGCAGGATCTGTAAATAATACATTAGTCCATCCTTCAACTATTTCCTGTAACTTTCCCATCTTCCAGTTTTCTACGATAGGTAGTAGGATAAAATTTACCTAAACCTATACAGTTTATAACTTTACATTCTTTGTTAGTAATTACTTGTTCTATCACTTTAAACTCTGCAGCTACTATTCTACTAGCCTCATGTTTAGAGATTCCTAGCTCTTTACTAACTTCAGCAATAAGTTCATCATGCAGATCCGCCATCAGTCTTTAAAATTATAGTTATTTGTTTATCAGCTGTTAAACGTACTATGTTAGGATTTAAAGTTAATACCTCATTCTTTAGGTATAATACCTTCTTATCCTTTAAGTATTTAACATAGTTGTTAAACAAGTATTTATTCATATTCAAAGAACTTCGTAGTTCAGACCTGTTATTCTTGTTAAGTGTTATCAAGCCCTTATCTATCATAGTGGATACTATATCCAGTTCTATGTCAGTAAGGTTGTTAATAAAACTGTTTACAATCTTTAACATGGTCTTGGTCTCAGTCCCTTCCTTTGTTGGTATCTTTAATTCCATGACTTCTTATTACTACTGTAAATATAATAGAATTTATTATAATTTGCAAATTTATATTATAATAAACTTTATTATAGTTTAGACATAGTTTTCCCCTTCGCTTTCACTATTTAATAACCAAGTTTCAAATGTTCAGTTTTGAGCCCTCCCAGTTACCTGGGATCCAGAACCTTTAACCCTGTTTATTCAGGAGCCTACTTCGTAGCTAATGGTCCAGTCAACATTATCCTCTTTGGTTACCTTTTTCAGGAGTATCGGAGAAACCTCTTTTCACCTCAAGGGTTACTCATACTATCCGACTTCTAACCCCATACTTATCTCCTTTGGGGTGGTATACAGTTCAAACTTGACTGTATCTCCTAGTAGTAACAATATACACTATTTATTGGACATATCCAAATTTATTTCACTAAGTCTTTAAATGCTGGGATATCTATAAATTCTGTTTTTACAGCTTTACCAAACAACATCCATTGTAAAGTACTCTTAAGTAGAGAGCTGTAAATAACATTTTCAGCATCCCGATCAATAAAGAAACCATTATCAAGTATACTATAACTTTTAGTAAGAATATTTTTAATATTCGGTGATTCAATTGTCTCTCCATACGGAATATAATAGATTGATGCTATTATTTCTACAGTTCCATGCATGGTATTATAAATGCTAAATATTTCTAGATTACCGTTAATTCTTTCATTTACCATTTCTAGCACTTGCTCTAAGTGCTCTTTACTTGTCATTACTTCGTTATTTGTCATATTATTTATTTTATTAAATCTCTGTATTTAATATCTCCTGTTTCAAGTATTACCCAATCTAGGACAACCTTGATAAAATCTGTGTACCCACCAGGAAATACATATTTTTTCTTAACAACTATTTTATCTTGATACATTAGTATTATGGTGTAAGAATCATAATCAGATAAATAATCTGGATTACGATCTACTGTATAATATAAATTACCAACTTCAATCTTATCATTTAGATATGATAATAAATCTTCTAGTTCTCTTAATAACATATTATTCTTCACTAAAATCATCTCCACCATACATTATCTTCATCATCTCTTCATATTTCTTGAAGTAGACCAATAGGTGGTTAACTTGATCTGGGTGGTAGTAACTATCTCTTGATAGATCTGTAGCATAGAATCTACGTTTTACACCTTGCTTTAAGTATAAGGTTCTGCGACCATCTACCTGTATAACTCCAATAATCTCAGAGTCTTTAAAATTTTTACTTATTGTGTTACTCATATATTCCTAGTTGTTTCATTAAACGCTTTAATTCTGATTTGTTTTTGATAGACTCTAAATATCCATAGTACTTAAAACCCCCTAAACTTTCAATTGATATAGTACTATATTTAGGATGGTGCTCTATTTGAAGTTTATAGCTTCCCTCACTGTGAAGGTAATAATTATTATTTCCATACCAACCTAAACTTTCAATATCTTCTTTATCTAGGTATTTGACTCTAAGACTTTGCTCTGAGATACAAAATAATACATCCCCAGCTAAAAAGTCATCCCAGGGGTCATATGTTTCATCTACCCATTTATTATTAATTAATCTTTGATATTCAAAGCCTATATGAAACTCTTCTATTGTAGGTGTGTAGTATTTATTATTTTCTTCCATAGTGTTTAAATATACTGTTAAATTCTTCTTCTGTTAACCATGTCTCTACAGGATCATTGTTAACCCTTAGATATTTAGTGAAGAAATAATATGGTGATTCTTTACACTTTTGAATCTCTATTTCCCATAGTTCTTTCTGATGTTCTTCTACTTGTTTACTATCCATGCTTCCAATTTTTAAACCAACCTTGTTTAGCATCTTGTAATGCTTTGTTATATTCAAACTTATTCTTAGTCTCTATACTAAATAACTTAGTAGGAGTTTTAACTGTAAATTTAGTTTTATCATTATTCTTATATTCATTTATAATATACTTGTGATATTTAGATGTATGTCTTGTTATTAGATTAGTAATAACATCTGTTGTTACATTTTCTCCGCCTGTACCATAATATATACCGCCTGCACCATAATATATAATATTATTAGCAAGACCACTAGGTATTGAATAACGATATCTATCAATACTCATATAGTTTACAAATTCTGGATATAATTCTCCAGCCTCATATAAACTTAATGTTCTGGTGTTAATACCATTAACCATAGTAGACCTAGGGTCTATTCTTCTTATTTCAACTTCCTCTTGAGGAGGTGTATTTACAAGATGTTGTATAGAGTGATCATACATTAACATGTCCTGATCTAGTTGTCTTAATTGTCTTTCTAATTCTGGATTACTCATGCCTCAAAGGTAATATATTATTTTAAACTAACAAAATAATTTTTAATATTTTTTCTAAGATTTTTAAAGAAGTCTTCCTCAGACACCTTAACTCTAAGATCAGGTATTAATTGTTCATACTCTTTTAAGGTTAAAGAAACCTTCTCTTTACCATACTTTACAGTAATAAGTTTAGGTTTTGGGCTATTAAATATTACCTCTATTTTACTCATGATACAAATATAAGGTTTTATATTTAATATATATAGCAATTTTGTAAAATTTTTTGTAATTTTTTTGTAAAATTTTTTATGTGTTAAGAGATTTGAGGGTCCCCCTTAACCCCTCCCCCTCTAAAATTGCAACCAAAACTAAAAAATAAAACTATGAAAACATTACAACAATTTAAAGCTGAAATCGGTATTACCGAGATTAATCTTGTAGAGAATAAAAAAGGTCGTAAAATGTCATTCTTACCTAATGATATCTTATTATTAGTATCTAGCAAGTGTGATCTGACTAAACCATTATATGTAAATCAAATCACTAAGGATGCTAAAGGTGCTCCTATTGAGGATGTGGTTTATGTAGTATTCAATACTGACCTAAAGGAAGCAGGCACTATCTAGTGCTTGCCCTTTAAGGGTAATGGTTTCCATCTACTGACACACAATCTTTAATATTAATCTTATTGTCTAACCACTAAAACTACACGACTATGTTAGTATTTGTTATTCAAGGAGTTATAGTATCTGTTGAAGATGCTATTGAACTTATCAATGAGGGTAAGTAGCTCTGATTAGCCAGCCATATCTAGGATATGGTTGGTTATTTCTATTAAATACTTGTTTATTTATGTTTGATGATTGATGGGTGCATCAACACACAATCATTTCAACCTTTTCAATAATACCCAAAAATCACATTAATTAATTAATATAACAATTAACTAGTTAAGTCGTAATAAGCTTAATGAAAACTGCATGTGCTCACGAACGTTGAAAACTCCTTATTATTGTGTGGAATTGTCCAGATATAACTTTAATAAGACCAGAGGTTGCTGTAAACTAGCAAAACCTAGAGCATGCAGAGTTAAATACAGATATCTAACTGTAAAGGAGAGAGATTTAAACATATAATTCTTAAAGCAATAATACTATCCACTTAAGAAAGGAGTATTATAAGCAGTTTCTAAATATGTTTAAATATATTGATAAAGTGTATATCACTTAGAAACTGGTAAACTATATTAACCAATTAACACAAACAACATGAAATTAGTAAGCCTGTAGGAAATAGACTGAATTCTACAATCAGCTGAATCAAATGTCCCTTATATGCTAGCGTTGGGACGTTAATATCCGCTAATCAGTCATTTATTTATTAACAATCTACTGGCTGATACAATAACCAGAATTAGAGTAGGGGTGTACTGGGCCCTACCACTGTTGTACTTTCAACAGGTTAAGTCCAGGTATGAAATCAATCAGATGTGCCTTTCCCTTATAGCTTTGGGATGTGAGAGCCAACAGTAAAGTCTTAGCAAGCAGGTGATTGAGAGTCTACCGAAATCAAGTGACTCTCATTTTTTATTAACCAACTAAAACAAACACAACTATGTATACATTAGTAGTTTACTTTAAAAAGAGTGGTGAATTACCGCTTAATGCATTTGAACTGGTTAGACCAGCATTCTCAATTGCTAAATTCCCTATGGGTGAATGGATATATTTCTCAGCTAATTAATACTACTATGACAATAACTATTCTTAATAAAATAGATAATATTACACCTAACTTATATACTCTTAATAAGAAATATAAAATTATTCATGCAGCAAATAAACATAATTTATGCATAGATAAAGTTAAGAAAGAAGATATATTAGGTGTAATATTTATAGCTGATAATAATAAGACTAGAATAGCTATATCATTATCAGGAGTAAATGTAATTATAAATAATTAAAACTACACATTATGGAACACGCATGGTTCAATCATCATTTATTTCCTAAGTATTTATTCACTCCAATAGCTATAACATATTTTATGTTAGACAGCGGTATTAAAATAAAATGTGTATATATATTTGGAATAAGAATTATACGAATAGGATTGTAAATTTAAAACTACAGCTTATGTATAACAGACCAACACAAGAAGAACAACCTAATAGTAGCTCAGGAGTTACTGTTTGGGAAAGAATATATTAACAAATTTTCTCTGCTGAAGATAAACAGTCGAAGAAGATAACGCTGCTAAGAGTGTGTTGTTTATTGTAAGATAAAGTGATTAATCATGTATCCTAAAGAAGGTAAAAACTTTGTAGGGATTTGATAGTGAGCATTCAGTGTTGCTGCTTTATTCCACTTAGAAATGGACAGAGAGATACTTATTTAAAATATTATAGTGATTCTTAACGGATAGTCTCCAACTAAGATACTATAATTGTAGCATGATGAGCTACCATGCCTGTAGTACCAGTCCTGGTAGGCACTTATTTAAGACATGCTTTGGGAGCATTAGTAGAAATACTATCAGAGAAAGTTATGGAGGTTGAAGCTGAACCGTTTGACATAAGCTATGCCAAAGCTACTTATTAACAAACAGATTGAACCATAAGTCCAGACTAATTAGCTGGTGAATAGACATCTGTTTGTACTTATTTAATAATAACCATTAATAATTTAATAACACTTAAAACAAGAACAGATGAAATTAACTAAATGGAAAATCAGAAATATGGTAATAGAATTACCTAGTTCTTGGAATAAACAAAGAGTACTTCAATTTGTTAATACTGATATCAAAGTATGTTGTCAATGTGGTAGAGTAGATATTTCTCTTGACCACTATTCTAATTGTAATCCTATAGAAGAACAACAAAGACAAGACAGTATTTATTATAAAGATTAATTAATAACACTTAAAACAAGACAGTTATGAAAAAGACACACAAAGTAGTTATGCTTCCATGTGAAGATAAACAAGGTTCATTACATATTAGTAATGGTGACCAACATCTTTATCTAGTTTCAGATGAAGAGATTAAAGAAGGTGATTGGGTATATGATTCTATTAAAAATCAAATTGTTAAAGCTAATACTAATTTAATATCTGATTTATTTAAGAAAATAGTAGCTACAACAGATAAGTTGATATTAACCAATATGAAAGACTCTAATGCGGTTAGAGATATTGACTTTGATATTGAAGTACCTCAACTCAATGAATCATTCATCCAAGCTTATATCAAAGCTTATAATGAAGGTAATCCTATTACTGAAGTTGATTTGGAAATGGAATATAATAAGTTATATCCTATGGTAGAAAATAATAACATTATTATCAAAACAAGACCTGATAACACAGTAATTGTTCATCAAAGTAAGATGTATTCAACAGAGCAAGTAATTAACTTATTAAAGAAATTTGATGATGAGATTTATTATGAAACTGATGGTAATGGTTATTACTTTGAAAATCTAAAAATACCAGATTTAAAGAAATTTATACAAGATAATTTATAAACTAAAACTAACTAAAAATTAATTAATTATGATATGGGTATTAGCAATCTATAGCATTATGCTAAGTATAATATGCGCTAAATTAGCTGATAGCTTATTTAAAGCTAAGCAAGTAGACAAAGCACAAGAAGAACTTATTAAGAATCAACAACACAAAATACACTTACTAGAACAAATGAATGCTGATTTAGAGAATGAATGTGATATGCTATCAGATATGGTAGAAGGAACAATCTTAACTAAAGTTAAAGCAGCATTTGGTGATTTTAGCGTACAGGCTGAGGGTAATACCGTAACTGATGCTTTAGTAAATCTATTTAAATTAAGAGATGAGTCTAAAAAAGCATTTGCAGAGAATTTAGATCCTAGAGATAAAGAAGTAGGTGACAGAGTAAAACTTTGGAATTTTTGGTTAGCCAAACAAGCTGATAAGAAATCTGATTTTAATGACACAGAATACTCTGAAATAGAGGCTGTTGTTATTCAAAAAGATCTAAAAATTGTTATAAAAGATGATATATTAGGTAAAGAACATGTACTAGATACAGCTATTGAATATCCTGATAAAACCATTGTTTATACAACATCTCAATACATTAAGCGTACAGATAATTTCGAGAAATAAACAACATTAACCATTCCTGCATACTCCTGATAAAGGCTAGAGATATAATACCAGGACTCTAGCGGTGGTTATACTTATTAAACACAACTAAAACACACGGCTATGAAAAGATTTCAAACTTATGTAGATCCCAATAATGGGGTATTAATCATTAAAAAATAATATTATATGAAACGAAAAGAAGAAGGAGATTACGTTGATAGATATTATCACGACTCCACATATATTAACAGAACTAAAGAGAAAAAGAAAACAAGAGCAGCAATGTATGTTGTATTATTCTTTATGTTCATGGTAGTATTAGCTATGTTATTCAGCTGTAAAAAGAAAAACACACAACCACAGTCAACACCAATTGTTACACCTACACCTCAAGAGAACTTATGGTTATTAGGTGGTGATTGGAAATGTATTGGTGGTGATACCATGTTTAATGGAATACTACATATGTCATATTGTTGTGAAGCCAATAATGGTGCATCAGCAGTATATAAAATTAGTTATCCAATATGGTGTCGTAAAACAAGTATTACTGTAAGTTATTACTTTAATAAAGATACATTAAGATTTGATAATTGTATCTATGGTAACACTAAGCAAACATACTTTGCTAAAATTAAATAAACGATGAAGAAATTATTATTAATGCTCATGTTGGTACTCAGTACTAGCATGAGCTCACAAGTATATGCCTTAACATATACTCATTATTGTCAAATAGATACTGTATCTAAACAAATGATGCCTGATGTAGCCTATAATACTGTAGTATTTATAGATTACTATAAGAATCAGGTGAGTATAGAAGACAATTATACTAAATTTGTATTAGATATAACCTATAATCAAGGTAATGCAGATGATCTGTTCTTTCAATGTATATCATCTGATGGGCTTGAATGGAAAGTATCTACATTAGCACTCAAAAACGAATATCTATGTGTAGTAACACATGGTACATTTACTAGAATTTATAAAAAACAACGTTAAAAACCAATTAAAAATCTTAGAAAACATGGGACAAGAACAATTTATCGGAATAGGAATACTCGCAGTAGTATTGCTACTTACAATCAGATTTGGTGTGTGGCCTTTAGTAAAGGAATATAAACATGAAAAAGCCTGAAAATGAACAACCTGGTGGTGTATCATCACCAGTTGTTAAAGAATTTAGTCCTAATGGATATCCTTATTTTATTACAGGTGTAGCATCTAAAGCAGTATTATATGAATTTGCTGACTTTAAAGACTATATAGACTACTGTGGTAAGATAGTAATGGGTATGCGTAAGTACTTTAAGTTCCACCCAGATCCTTTTAAACAATAAAATTAAAATCTAATTTAAAATCTAAAATTAAAATCACATGAAAAAATCAATCTTTATCTTAGTAACATTGCTGATAAGTAGTGTACTATATTCACAAACCATAGATACTAACTTTAATACAGATGCTCCAAGAAAGCTTCAATTAAAGCAAACATCTATTGAATTCCAAGTAGATGCCCTAGTTAATGACCGTTCTGTAAAAGATACTATCACAGTAGATCTTATATATAATGGTGTAAGACGTACAGTAAAGGGTATTAATGGTCTATCAGTTTATCTTAAATATGATATCAATTATTTTATTGAGATAACTTATAAAGACTACACGACCAAATTACTACAAATTGATACTCGTAAGGCTAAAAGAGCTGAATGGGTATTAACAGCACACGTATATTTACAGAAATCAAAGTTTGATACTGTTGAATATGCTGGTGGTTTTGCTTATCAAGACAATACATTTAAATCAATTAAAGCTGAATAATCTTATGAAAAAAGTAGTAGTAATTGACGGTATTGAGAGTAATAAACTCTCTCCGTGGGAACATCCTTCAGTATTAGCTAAGCGTGCTGAAGTAAGAGCAGAAATTAATCAAAACATTGTAAAACCTGTTGTATATGAACACAGAAATACAAGTGCTGAGATTAAAGCTGCTAAAAAAGAATACAAGAAGATCACACAAGAAGCTAAAGAAACCTTCTTAGGAGAACTAATACAAAGAGCACTCAGTAATTTACCTAATTGGAATTTACGAGTAACTCAATGTAAATAAATTATTTATTAATAAGCTCTCAACACACAATACATCTATGTATCTAGGCTAAGCCATCGAAAGAGTACAAGTAATTGGTTAGTATTCATCTTATTAATAAAGAGTAGTGAGTTGATATGTCTCACTTTAATAGAAACATTGTCTGTAAAATCAAATAAAAAATAAATAATAACAATTAAAAACAAAGTATCATGAAAAATCAAGTAATCGTTTCAGCAAATCCATCAACAGGTTTAGTATTTACAGCAAATGAAAAACCAGGAAAAGATGGTAAAGTTTATGGTTTTATCGTAGTAAAATCAACCACTCGTGAAAACAATGGTGGATTCTTAGTAAATAAGACTCGTACAGCTATTGTACCAATGTCTAAAGCTGCATTTGATGCTGCTCCATTAATGAATGGTGAGGCATTGGAAGGTAAGATCATCGTTTTAGAGTCATTAGAGCAAAAACCTGGATATCAGCCTAAATTAGCTGGTGAGGGTGGAACTCCATGTACACTAGGCGGTCGTCAGATTTACCGTACTACCAAATGGGTAACAGAAGATGCTTCTGATGAATTAATCAAGCATGATAATGTTATCGTAGGTAGCTCTGTTCAATCAGCAGCTAAAAATGAAGCTCTTAATGGCTAATTAAGAACCAATCATTTATAAAATATTATACTTTGCCGTATAATATAGTCAATAGGCATATAACTGTTAACCGAGTCTCAGTTATGGTGTAGGTGCGAAACCACCTATTGACTCATCCTGCTTGTATACCAGATATAGTATACCGTTAGTTGTGTTGCATAAGTGGTAAGGAGGGGTTGGTTACCTCTCCTTATTTTTTATCTCATAACTACATAAAAATTTAATACATGAAGAAAGTAAATATTGTAATGTTAGGAAGACCTGACAATAAAAAACAACTTAGATATGACTTAAGAACATATCTAACAAAGATTGAATATGTAGATACTAATGCTGATATTACAATAAATGCTGATAATTTTAATATATTGTCTGAGTTAATAGAGAAAATAGAAACAAAGTATAAACAACTTAATAATTTAAGACCAATATGACAAAAGAGGAAATATTAGAAAAGTGGTATCAGAATTACAAAGCATCAACAACGCTTGATAGATATAATGCTGATTTAAACGCCATGCAAGAATACGCCGACCTCCAAAACAAGGAGCTTATTGCTAAGTTAGAGGAGCTGGAAAACGAGGTATTAAAACACGCTGAAATCGGTTTTAAAATTCAGAGCGAATTAAATGCCGTAAACTCAAAACACGTTACTGAAATCACCTCGCGTAATAAGCGAATTAATGACTTGGAGGCACGATTAGCGGAGAAGGATAAGGAAGTTAATTCTTATCATAACAATTACATTAAACAGCTTGAGTATGCTAATAGCCTTCAGGTACAACTAACCGAGCTAAAGGAAAAGCATAAGAGGGATGTTGAACAATCGTACTATAAAGGCTATTCAGACGCTACCATAGAAGCAGTAAAAGAAATTAGCAAAAATTACAGACCAATATGACTAACTTTGAAAAGACAATTATAGTAGTAGACAGGATTCTACACGCTGTTACGATAGGACTAGCGGCTTATTTTATTAACCAATTAATAGGGAAGTTATGAGTAAATCTGATAAAATAGAAATAGCTTTAAGAATTTTCCAAATAGTAGTTTATTTAACAATGGCAATAATATTTATATATTTAACTTATTAATATAACATAACCACACTAATAACAGACCACCCGATAATAACAGGACTATTGATCGTAGCAATAGTTTGGATTGTAGTATAGGTTATAATAGCTCCTACTATTGATGAGTAACGTTTTGCAGCTAACAGAAGTGGCTGCTTGTAAGAACTTCTGAATTAAAAATCAATGTTTGTAGCAGCCATCTTGTTTAGGTGCTGTTATGAGCTGTAAAAATTACGACTTATGAAAACCTACTTATCATTTTATGGAGATTGTTATTACCCAAGCGGTGGAATGGATGATTTTATTGGCGATTACGACACCAAAGAAGAAGCAATACAAGCTATTGAAGAAGCTCACAAAAAGAACCGCCCAGATGATTTAAAATGGGAACGGGCTTGGGCTAGTGTTTGGAGCACACACGGCCGAATCGAAGTGTACACTAAGTAATTTTTATTGCTTATAACTACTCGATTGGCGTAACTCACCATATTAAATAACAAATTGGGGCCGACGGGTAATGACCCTTATGATTATAAATTAATAAGCAAGTAACGCATTGTCTGATAACATCAGCGTTTAATAAATTATCAGGTAACCGAGTATTTGGCAACAAAGACTCAAGCCTTGGATCTATCCAAGACCTTAAGTACGCTCTAGCTAACAACATGTTAGCAAAGACACAAGTTGAGGAACTTGTGGCTGCTTAACGGTAGATAACTACCTCACAACTGTATGCCTGCTTTCCTGTGTTAGTATATTAACGGAAAAGTAACAGTGGGATTTGAAAATATAATATCCTGTATTAGGAGAAAAATAAATACTAAACTTGTAGAAAATTAATTAATAGCTTAAGGGATACCAGGGTTCGACTCCCTGCGGCTCCACCGAGGTGGGAGGTGTAGTGAAAACATTTATTCCTAGGAAGTAGCTATACTAACCACCAACCAATTGACTAGTGTAAAGCTATCGGTGTGTGGGCTTGAATAGAACTGAGGATAGCCTCGTAGTCTTCAAATGTCGGATGGCGCAAGCAACCCGTGTACGAAGTAAGAAGTCTGTAATAGAGTCGAGTCGAAAGTCACAACACACTTCCTGATAGTCTGCAATTGATACAAAGGCGTGGTGTAGGGCCATTGAGCTCCTTAACTGGATATAACGAATTGCTTTTAACGGTGCACGTTGTATAAGCGCAGATAAGCTAGTCAATCAAATTAAAATAGAGAGTGAAAAAAGGCTTAATAGGGTCTTTAGTCTCATAAGTGCTCTCTAGCCCTTGTCGTGTGGGTTTTCATTCACTTATGAGACATCTATTTTT